CCAGACGCTTGACCTTGGCTGGAGCCGAGATCCATATTGGCATGGTAAAAGTCAAGGTGGCAATGTCAATTGGCTCTTCGGCCGCAGCTGGTACAGTCCTTGATGTCCATAGCACATTGGTCAATTCCACATAGCTCAAGCTGGTCCAATCAATGTAGTTGTCTGTGCTCTGAATTTCCAGACTGGGATTAAACAATACTGCCAGTTGTTCGATCAATTGCATTTTTTGTTCGGTGTTGCTGGTCCATATGTCCAGCTTGACTTCAAGATTGTAAGGAACTGGCATCAAGCGTTCAACTGTATAACTGTCGCCCTGTTGAGTGCCATACAGGCCAGTTTCGGCATCGTAGGTTCTTTCACGTATGCTCATTTTACTCACAAACGACGGTTCTTGCATTCTATCCTGTTGGTAAGTAAAACCACTGAGATAGGCACTCATGGCCGGCACAGCGTTCAAAACATTTTCGCTATTGCCTCTTAATATGGTGGCACCTTGTCTGCTGGGATCACCATAATACACCGGAACACGCTGTAGAGTTCTTGTGCCGTCACGATCCTTACCAAATTCAACTTCAAAATTACTTACAATTCGCATGAATTGTACCAAGAATCTTCGTATCTGACCGTCGTAAAAAAACTGTTGTGCCATTAATTGTCTGCCTTGGGTCTTAGTGCCTGGCTCAGGCTTTGTCTTTCGCTCACTTCACCGCTGTTGTTTGTGAATGTGTTTGTGTTATTTACAAAGCCGCTGCGCAGAGTTTGATTATTTGCACCTGGTGTTAGCGTGGTTCTCACATTGTCTTCGATCTTGACCCATCTGCGACCATCCCATCTGAACAGTCGGTTGGGCAAATAGTCTGTGCGTAGGGCATAATCCCCTGCCAATGGATTTGTGGGGAATGCAATACCTGAATAAACTGGCAGTCCATTAGGCGCCTTGCCGTCACCGGTCAAGTATCCTTGAACTGTAGCATTTGGACTTGAGATGCCCGAGTCGGCCTCGTTTGAACCGTTGTCAGTGGTAATGGTACCACTGTCCGCAGTGGCACCAGTGGGATCGCCTGGATATTGATCGTGGTCTATGGTGGGCTTGATGTAAATGTGTTCTACATTGTAGCCCGAATATGGTACATTGGTTTCGGCTTCGCGCAAGATGGCGTCGTTGATTTCAATATACTTGTTGATGATACTGCTCACATTGCCCAGTGTAACATTACCAGTGTTGCCATTGATGTCAGTGTCGACCTTGATCTGATTCAGTATGTCTTTGTATTCTTGACTGTCTGTGAGTGGGTTGATCTTGCAACGCCACAAGTGCGGCCACCAAGTGGCACTGTAACCTTCGGCTGCATTGTTACAATCACTGATCACATAATATCTTTTTAGGGCCACTGGCAAGCTGTCGTCCAGGGGATAGTAATCTTTTAGGTGCATCAATTCAATAACATCACCTGGCATCAGTTTGCGACCCAAGGTGGCCACCATGTCAGTGATATGAAACACCATGAACAGGGTGCCGGTGTTCAAAAACATACCAAACTGACTCAAATCAAACGTCATGTCTTGCACAGTGTATATGCCACGCATGGAATATACGTCTGTGTCGTATTTTCTATCACGGTTTTCTACAAACAACAGATCCTGTATGTTGAGTGCAGATTGATTGATATAACTGGGCTTGGCTGCATCAGTATAAAACTTTACTGTGGCGCCAGACGCAACAGCACTGGTGGTGCTGGCACTGAGTGTGACAGTGTTGGCAGTTTTAGCTGCTACGGTGGTGCCAGTTGTGACGCCTGTGGCAGTCACAAACATGCCTAGATCAACGTCACTGGTTGTGGCAAAGTTCAGCAAGGTTCCAGCTGCGGCCTGAGCAGCATTGGTGGTTTTAGTGGTATTTTGTTCGTTGGTGCCAAGGTACTTGTGTACCAGTATACCAGTACCGCCTACAGTAAATAGTTCGCTTATCTTTTTGTCGAAGTATTTGTAGTCGTTGCTGTGAACGCCGTCTTTCCAAACTGATAATCTTGGCACAATTTTTTCCCGATATCTAGTATTTAGCGGACACCCAAATTGACACAAATTAGGTTGTGCTATATACTATGCTATGAGTGATTTTAATTCGCTTGACGATTGGCCCGCAATAGATACTCAAATTAGACGTAATCTATGGGCCATGTACAACTTGACCAACAAACGCCAAATGGAGCGTATGTACAGGAACTTGGAGTCAAGCGTAACCGAACTTAGTCAACTTAACGTAGAGCGTCGTAAACACGGACACAGTGTTCGCTACGACGAGCAGTTAGCAAAAGTGCAACAAGAGTTACAAGAATTGCAATCGTGGCTCATGTTTGCAACACTGCTTGACGAAAAACCCAAAGAATAGTATAATTATAGTTTGTACAACTCAAGGAGCTTGTCATGGCACTAGCACAATCTATCAAAGCACCCAAAAAAGCCCCACCCAAAAAACGTGATCCATTGTTTGCTGACGAGAAGCACACAGGTCGCGAGCCAGTGTGGGACACTGAACGTGCTCTTGCAATGACGCAAGAAGAGTTTGATCATCACTTGCGTAAAAGTTTCTTCTACTACAATTATTTTTATAGTGCCAAAGACCTAAAAAAGTATGTTGCGGATTGGATGAAGGACCATTACAGCAAAAACGAAGTCAGTCGTTTTATTCGCAGCAGCGACCGGCTATTGCCTATCACAGTGTGCAGTTTGATCAAAGCACACAAACAGGGCATGCCGTTGCGAGCCAAAGAACTCAGTTATGTAAAAGATCGCCTATATGAGATCATCAACAGCGATATACCCGACGAACCCGCAGCAGAACAAAAAACAGTAGCACCTGCAGCAGTCAAAACTATTCAGGACAGACTTAACGAAAAAACCAGTGAGCATCTGGCACACTTTGAAGGCTTGTACGACGAAGTGGTTGCAGGTGGAACTGTAGATCCCAAGGCCTACGATTACCTTGTGTCTAACACGGTACCGCAAAGTCAAATCAAAAAGTTCGAAGACCTGTTCATGGCTCGTAAAATCGAACTGGGGGAAGCACTTGGCCGAGCCGATGAGCAAATAGTTGAAGCTTACCGTCATTACAAAGCAGCAGATTACAAGCGTCATCACGCATTTATACAAAGCATGTTGGATGCACTGGATCAGTATCGCAATGTGAAAAAGGCTACCAAAAAAGCCAGAGTCAAACGTGCGCCCAACAAAGAAAAAGTTGTTAGCAAGCTCAAGTACATGCGAGAAGAAAAGACACTCAAATTGGTGTCAATCAATCCTGTGGATATCATTGGCGCACAAGAGCTGTGGTGCTACAATACCAAAACACGCAAACTGTACAAGTATGTGGCTGACAGTATGACCGGTCCGTTGAGTGTCAAAGGCACTACACTAACAGGATACAATGAGACTGCAAGCGTCGGCAAAACACTTAGAAAGCCCGAAGAAAAGCTCAAAGAGTTTGCAAAAGCGGGCAAAATCCAATTGCGTAAATTCCTAGAAGATATTAAAGCTACAGAAACACAGGGCAATGGGCGTTTGAATTCGGATACTGTTCTCCTTCGAGTACAATAAATACTTTGTACTTTAGGAACATGGATGTCTAACCCTTTTACTGGTAATGTAGTAGCGGACACTACATATTTTTACGCTAACGGCGTCTTAAAATCCGATAGTCTTTACAATCCAGCCACAGGAACAGGATCGGGCCACATTGAGTTTGATCCAAACGCACAGTGGTTGGACAGCCTCAACAAACGCCGTTCGGATATCACAGACTATATCCGCATGCGCCTAGGTGATGGCATAGTAGATGTTGAATTGGACAAAGAACACTACGACATGGCTATCAATCAGGCCTTGGTCAAGTATAGACAGCGGGCAACAAATAGTGTGGAAGAAAGTTACGCATTTCTAAAACTGTTTCCGGAAACACAAGAAATCATATTGCCTGACGTGGTCATGGATGTTAGAGCTGCCTACAGACGCGGCATTGGTTCAGTGTCGGGCACAACTGCCAGCCAATTTGAACCGTTTGCAAGCGGATATTTGAATACTTACATGCTGGTGGCAGGTAGAGTGGGCGGCTTGCTCAACTACGAACTGTTTGTGGATTATCAAAAGTTGGCCATGCGCATGTTCGGTGGTTATTTGAACTTTACGTTTAACAAAGTGACCAAGAAGC